GAAAAATCTGCTATCATTACAGAGTAATGAATCAGGGAAGCAACTTGAGCACTGCTGACAAACTTGAGAAAGCATTTTACCTGAATCTGATTCGATTAGTCGATGAAGTTCAAGGAAATGTAAAACTCGAATCACAGTTTACAATCAAGCAAAAAAGTGCATGGGTAAAACAAACTAAGAATCAGAAAGTCAAAAAAGACGCACTGACCAAAGTTTAATTCTTAATTCTTCTCTTTCTTTTCTTATTCTCTCATGATTACATCAACCACACCTTTGAAAGTCATTCTCTCCTCACTGCCTGATTTCATTATGGAGATGCAACCCGATTGGGAAATGTGCAGTGACTATGTGTTATCGCAAGTGAGTGCCTTAACTGTTGCCGAGTGGGCAGAAGTTGCTAAGGTTTATGATGCTTGCATGGAAGAGGTTTGATGGTAATGATAAAAGAAATTGTGATGACTAATTTAGAGATGATGACTCAAAGGGAGCAACTCATGGAGGACATTGATTCAATTATCGAATGTTATCTTTATGATGTTGATATTGATGATGCAGATAGAGTGAATCTAGTTGCTGTTTTATGTGATGCTGTTTGTAAGAACTTTCCTGCAAAATGATTGATAGGTATTATCATTGTTTTCTAAAAACCGAAGATGATGTAATTGACCAGTTATTGTATTCTTCTACTAATGAGGAAGAATGTAAGAACTACGCACTGAGTGTAAACAATCAATTACAAGAGGAAGGAAAGTATTCCTCAAATTTCTTTTTTGCTTATTACCAACCATGATTAAAACCACATTTGATATTAAGACAAAACAGAAGGTTTATGCTATAATCAAACAGGACCAATCAATTACATTAACCACGTCAATCACTCAAGCAATTCGACTTATTCAAGATGACTGTAACTGATTTGAACATCATGCAATTTTGCATTGAAACTGAAGCAGACATGGAAATGGTAATTGATTATGTAGAATCTAACATGCACAATCCTACATGTGATGATATTGATGAAGCAATCGGTATCTATCAAGATTACCTATACAATAATGGTCTCATAGTAGATGAAACATATTCTCAGTGAAGGGATTTTTTTCTACGGGTTTTTTTTTCACATAATACACAAAGAGAAGGAATGAATAAAAGGGTCAAAGATTTAATTAGTGAGTTGGAGTTATTGAATCCCAATGAGTCTGTTTTCTCATTGTATTATACAAAGGAGGATGTGAAACAATTAGAATACTATCAAGATAATACTTATCCTTATGATGATTATCTCGCAGAATCAACCATTGATTCATTACACAATGATTCTCAGATTAAAGAGATAGTGAGTGACTATGTAATGGATAGATTGCGAGATTTAACTAGTGTAGAAGTGATTACAAGGAGTAAAGATGTAGAGATGGTGGAAGGTAGTTTTTAACCTTGAATACACTCTGTAGATACTCCGAGGCACCCCATAAGATACTTGTGAGTATATTTTATAGTTAAAAATAAATGTATTAAAAAACATATGTGCGTGTTTTATGTTTTCCACAAGAGGGTGTGGAAAAGTGTTATAAATACCCTGTTTTGATGTTATTAAATGTCTGTAAATGGTGGTTCTTATTGTTGTCTAAGACCGCAGTATATCATGAGTTTACAAATTTGTCAAGCATAAATTTCCGAGGTGTTTCCGTTCTCATACAATCTCAGATGCACAACTTTACAGTTATGTCAAGGGTTTCGTGAAATATAATACTTATTAGACTTATGAGAATCTCACTGGTCTGGTGAGTCTTACTGATTCGTGGTATTTGGTGAGAATCTCATAAGACTTATTCGTCTTCTGTGAGTCTAACCACTTATATTTCCGTCCACTGGACACACTAGTCTCACCGATTCGTGGTTAGACTGTAAGGGTGGTTTTGAGGGTGGGAAGTAATTAAACAGGAGTTAGTGATACTTATTACACAGTGAGTTTGTAATAGTTTTCCACAGGGCAAAGTATAAGTTATCCACAGAGTTGTGGAAAAGTATTATAAACCTGTGGAAAAACATATACCTGGGGTAGGGTTTATAATTACAATTAAACAGTGTTATCTAATAAGAATAATACAGTGCTGTATGTTGACAACACTCCGAGAGTCTGATATTATTATACCTGGGTATAGGTTTATAATTACAATTAAACAGTGCTGTATAATTCTTATTATTCGTCCCCTAATTATTAGTAACCTGGGGATAGTTATTAATTATAATTAAACAGTGTTGTATAATAACAAACATTTAGCAGTTCGTTATTATAATTAGACAGTGCTGTTTAATTATAATACACAGTTATTTTTATTTGTTGGTGATTATAATTAAAAACCGATGGGGGGTATAATAAGGTAAAGGGGGGTCGAAATGAAAAACGACCTACTTCCCTAATCTATAAAAGTATGCGTCTCCGAGCCCAATTGCGAGTATGAAAGTAAAAAATATAAAAAAATTTTCCGTAAAAAAATTTTGCTACGTAGGGTTGCGTCTAGAGGGATGATATGATATATAATTTCAGAATAGTAAATTAAAGGATTGGGGAGGCAATGGACGTTACTGTTTATGATAAAGAACTTTTAATCGAGAGTATACAGTATAGGTTAGAATCAGATAAGACACTACTGAGTGATATTAATTTAAGAGAGGATTTAGAGGATTTGTTATTTAAGGTAGAAGAATCAGATGACTACGTATGACATCAAAGTGAATGGAGTCACTGTATTAGAGAAGATAGAACCTTCTGAGTTGGAAGATAGTATCCGACAAGTAGAGGGTATATTATTTTTAAGTAGTAAAGGGAAGAGGGAAGATATCTCTGTTGTACTAAATACTGACAATCCATGACGTTGCATTGAGTGAGATGTTGTGGTAAACTTATAGAGTTGGAATTAATTTTTTATGGCCAAAGGATTCACAGTAAAAGCAAATGCACCCACCACTAGTAAGGGTGTATCCGATGATTTTGATTTAGAAGCAGCAAAAGGAATGATTAAGGGCAAGAGTATTGTCTTTTGCTTGCCTGGACGAGGTTGTTCTTATATTTTCTTGAAGAGTTTTGTACAACTTTGTTTTGACCTTGTACAAGCAGGTGCAAGCATTCAGATTAGTCAAGACTATAGTTCCATGGTGAACTTTGCACGTTGTAAGTGTCTTGGAGCAAATGTGTTGCGTGGACCGAAACAAGTCCCGTGGGATGGTAAACTCAACTACGACTATCAGTTGTGGATTGACTCTGATATTGTGTTCGATACCGAGAAGTTCTATCGTCTTGTATGGATGGATAAGGACATTGCAGCAGGGTGGTATTGCACCGAGGATGGTATGACTACTTCCGTTGCTCACTGGTTGGAAGAGGATGACTTCCGTACCAATGGTGGAGTAATGAATCACGAGACCTTGGAGACAATGAAGAACCGTCGCAAACCATTTACAGTTGACTACACTGGTTTTGGATGGGTATTGATTAAGAAGGGTGTATTTGAGAGTCTTGAGTACCCCTGGTTTGCACCTAAGATGCAACAGTTCGAGTCTGGTGAAGTTCAGGACATGTGTGGTGAGGACGTTTCATTCTGTCTTGATGCCATGGCAAAGGACTTTGAGATTTGGTGTGACCCCAAGATTCGAGTTGGTCACGAAAAAACCCGTGTTATCTGAGGTTTTTTAGAGAGAAGGTCCTACGGGACCTTTTTTTATGTTCGACCGAAGGTCCTTGACGGAGGGTCTTAGTGGTGTTATAGTATGTTCAAGCCACTGATGAGTGGTGAAAAAAATCGCAAAAAACCTTTTCAAGGAGTGAATTAACAAATGGCACGTAAAGCATCCCTGGGTAATAACAACAAACTGGAAGCAAAACCGAAAAAATCTCGTCAGGGTAGTGGACAGCACACCAAGTATGCCGCAACTAGTCGTAATTCAGCACGGAAACGGTATCGTGGTCAAGGACGTTGATGGGTTGACCATTGTATAGATAGTAGAACGGATATAGTTTAGGTATGAATGTACCAGATTGGTCTGCAGAGTACACAAATATAGAGGCAGAAGACCTCTGGGTGTACAATAAATTGCAATTAAGTAGGGTTTTGGGGTATAACTGTGGACCAGTAGGGTTCCCAGTCCCAGAACCCACTTTTTATGTTGTACGTCCAGTAGTAAATTTCCTTGGAATGGGACGAAATGCTCGTATCATGTGGTTAAATGGGTCAACTGACTTCATACATCCAGGTGAATTTTGGTGTGAGGTCTTTACTGGAGAGCATCTTAGTGTTGATTTCAGAGATATGGAGTCAACATTAGTCGTAAAAGGGCATCGGCATGAAAAAAACCCACTGTATAAGTGGGATAAGTGGGAAAAAGTCGATAGAAAGGTCGAATTTCCGAAAATTTTAGAGAAAATTGGTAAAAAATATGAATGGATTAACTGTGAGTTCATTGATGGGAAGTTAATCGAGGTCCATATCCGACAAAATCTCGATTTTAGATTTGGAAATGACGTTGCAGTGCCTATTTGGGATGATAATAAGTGGAATCATGAGTCAATTTACTCAGATCACACGTATATTGAGGATAGAGACCATAAAAGAAGAGGATTTTACGTTAAATAATAGTGTTATTTTTAAATAGGTCGGAAAAACTCTTATAGATATACTATATACTCCATTTTATTTTAATGGCAACAAGGGTATCTAAAGGTTTTAATGATATCAGCTTATCTTTTGCCAAGCATCCTGTAACCAATGACATTTTAGTCTTGAAAAACGAGGATGCTATCAAAAGAGCTGTGCAAAATTTGATACAGACTAACATAGGTGAACGTTATTACAACAGAAATTTAGGGACAACAGTCAATGAGTCCCTATTTGAGTTGACGACGATGGAAACCAGTACGATTTTGAAAGAAGAAATCAAAACTGTCATCAGAAACTTTGAACCAAGAGTGGTTTTACGCAAAGTTGACGTGAATGTGCCCGATGATGCAAATGAAGTCAATATTTTACTAGATTATGAGATTGTTGGTCAACAGTTCTCCACTCAGAACGTTGAGTTCTTACTCCAATCAACTAGAATATAATGTCACTTAACCAGTTTACAAACTTAGACTTTAGAGATTTAAGGGAGCAGATTAAAGAATACCTTCGTACAAACAGTAATTTTACTGATTTTGACTTCGAGGGTTCTAACTTCTCTAACCTTATTGATATTTTAGCGTATAACTCATACGTGACGGCATTTAATACAAATATGACCGTCAATGAGTCATTTTTGGATAGTGCAACGTTAAGAGAGAACGTTGTTTCACTTGCAAGAAATATTGGATACGTACCAAGGTCAAGAAGAGCATCAGCAGCAAAAATTTCATTCCGTGTATCGACTGCGGGATTCCTTGATGTTAAGTCTGTGACCCTCAAAGCTGGTGTTGTTGCTCTGGGTAGCATAGAGGCAGGTAACTACGTCTTCTCTATCCCAGAGGACGTTACAGTGCCTGTTGATAGTGATGGAATTGCTAACTTTACTGACCTTTCAATCTTTGAAGGGACATATCTGACAAAAAGTTTTACAATTGATAATTCTCAACAAAATCAAAGATTTGTCCTACCAAATCCATTTGTAGACTCTACTAGTATTAGAGTATTTGTAAGTGATTTGACTAATGAAGAATATGTTCAGTATTCTAATATCTTGAATATTGATAATCAGTCAAAAATATTCTTGATTCAAGAAGTTGAAGACGAAAAATATGAAATTGTCTTCGGTGATGATGTTTTTGGTAAGAGACCAACCTCTGGAAGTTCTGTTTTTGTAAGTTACATCACCACAACAGGAAAAGAAGGTAATGGTTGTGCAAACTTCAACTTTAGTGGAATTTTAGAAGACAATAATTCAAATAGAATTACTCAAGGGGTATCACCAATCACAACAACTCAGTCCTCTGAGAATGGTGATGACATCGAGAAGATGGACAGCATTAAATATCTTGCTCCTAGGGTTTATTCATCTCAAAACAGAGCGGTGACAGCAAATGATTATAAGGGTCTTATTCCTACAATTTTTCCTAATGTTGAATCTGTTACTGCTTATGGTGGGGATGAACTCGATCCTCCAGAATATGGAAAGGTATTCATTTCCATCAAACCCAGACAAGGTAAATACATTTCAAAGATAACCAAAGAGGAAATTAAGAAAGAACTTAAGAATTATTCTATTGCTGGTATCAAACCAGAAATTGTTGACCTTAAGTATCTCTACATTGAACTCGACACAAGTGCATACTATGACAGAAGTGCTATTTCTGATGTTACCTCACTAAGAAATAGAATCATTAACACACTTGAATCATATGGAACATCATATGACTTGAATAACTTTGGTGGTAGATTTAAGTATTCAAGAGTAATGACTCTAATTGATGATGTTAGCAGTGCTATCACATCTAACATCACTAAGGTGAAGATTAGACGAGACATGCAACCAGTTCTCAATAAGTTCGCAACTTATGAGTTATGTTTTGGTAATGCATTCCATATCAAAAAGAATAATATTGCAGATAATAGAGGATACAATATTAAGTCAAGTGGATTTACAATTGATGGTGTTGCAGGAACAGTGTTCTTGAGTGATGTCCCCATCACAGATAAAACAGGAACAATATTCTTCTTCACTTTAAAAGATAACATTCCATTTATTGTTAGAAACAATGCTGGAACAGTTTATTATGATAAAGGTGAAATTCTTTTAGATACAGTTAATATCACTAGTACGGTGAGTGAGGCTGGAATTGAAGTAGAAGGAATTCCAGAGTCAAATGATGTCATCGCATTGAAGGATATATACTTAGAACTAAGTATGGAAAATCTTGTTGTTAACATGGTTGAAGATAAGATTAGTTCTGGTGAAAATACATCTGCTACCGAATATATCGTAACCTCAAGCTACTTCACGCAAGATTATACAAGATAAGATGTCAGATTTAAATCGAGTAAAGGTTCAACATATTATTGAATCTCAGATTCCAGAATTTCTAAATGTTGAGTCACCACTTTTTAGAGAGTTTTTAGAAAGATATTACATTTCGTTGGAACACCCAACAGGTGCGATAGATCTTGCTGCCAATCTTCCTGGACTAAAAGATTTAAAAACTTACAACAACGAAAGATTCCTTAGCTCGGTAGTTCCAAGTTTACTGACAAAAGAGTTGTATGCATTTGATACAACCGTAAACGTTTCTCACACTATTGGATTTCCAGAGAGAAATGGTCTTGTAAAAATTGATGATGAAATAATTTACTACGGTCACAAAACTGCTACCTCTTTTGAAGAGTGCGCTCGTGGATTTAGTGGCATTGATGCAATCAAATTAAATACAAATTCTTCATTACTTAACTTCACATCTTCCCAATCTGACTTCCATGATACGGGGTCTCAAGTAGGTAATTTAAGTCTTGTTTTTTATGAAGAATTATTTGTTAAGTTTAAGTCCCAGTTCCTCCCTGGATTTGAAAATCGCAATTTTTTAAGTAATTTAAAGATAGGAAATATCCTAGCTAGAGCAGTAGATTTCTACACCTCTAAAGGCACCGACCAATCATACAAAATTTTATTTTATGCTCTTTTTGGTGAGCATATCGATTTAATCAAACCACAAGAATTTATTCTGAGACCATCTGATGATAATTATTTTACTACTCAGAATGTTCTCTTAGAAAAAGTTAATGGTTCTGATCCACTTTTACTAAAAGGAAAAACTTTATTCCAAGATAACATCACCGTACAAGGTACAAGTGGTGCAATCTACTCTGTTGAGTTCAGACCAATTGATGATAGAGAT